TCTAGTATATCTCTACTAGCTTCTAGCTGTACATACTCGCTTCTAGCTCCAGTGGACAGCTCGATAAGTCTTTTACTCGCACTCACTGCGCCAAGTCCAAGAGTTTGTGCAATACGTTGTTGCATATACTGTTGTACCTTTGGCAATCGTAGTGTGCGAGATGCACTTACTCTCGCTGCCTCTTTGCTTCCTTTGCTTGAATATCCTGCCTTTTCGGCAGCTTCCTTGATACTACATCCTGTAGCTACGATGGTATCAACTAAAGCTTTCTGCTTGTTCGTTAGATCATCTTTCATACACTATTATCATTCTACCCTTAACTGAACGTAGTCTTGGATTTTCTTGTTGTCAAGAATTATTATTACAGTTTAGTGTCTTCCTAAACTCACAAATACTATATCTAGTATGGGCGACAAACAGGCTCTATGGCTTTGCCACTCATACCTTCGGTATTCGCCCTTCGGGTAACGATCCTTGTCGCTTAAGCTTCGTTCCACTCGCTTTGAAGGAATTGCCACAGGCAATGCTATTGACCCCATACGCAATTTTACTGCGTAAACCGTTCGCTGTTACTCACTATTGCTATGGGTCCCCCTACACACACGTGGTGTAATGTGCTTGTATCATGAGTTTGCCTCAATAAACAGTGCCAGGGACATCAGCGCCGCACCTAAAGGTGCCAAGCCCTAAAGGGTGCGCTGTGTCGCACTGTGTTATTGAGCTTTGCCTCATGATGACTGCACACCCATCCACGAGTGATGTAGCTTGTTGGATGTTAATTAATAGTCAAAACAAAGGAGATACTTATGGACTATGTTAAATACTATGAGTTAGTAGTTGATGAAACTAATAAGATGAGAGTTAATGAGTTGTTAACTCTAAGAGATGAAGCTATCTATAAAGGTGAAACTGATAAGGTAGTGGAGTTAAATGCTGAGTTGAATCAGATAACAAAAGGAGATGTTTATGCACAGTAGTGAATTAAGAGAAATAGATTATTCTGATAACAGAATAGATAATATGGCAGAAGTATTAGATTCTGTTGATATTAATGCTGGTATGTCAGCGTTTTTCAACAGTATAATATTGCCATTTGCTGATAGCCCAGATTGGGAAAAGTTGGCAGAATGGAACTGCAATTCAATCTATGGTGTATTTTCTAGACATCTAGAAGCTTGTCAGAACTCACTAGATAAAACTGTGGGTTTCTTGAAACAAGCTATGCAAGAAGATGTAGGTACTGAAATATCAACTAACAAAATTGATAAGTTGTTATTCAGAAGAAATGCACAAGAATTGAATATCAAAAGAGCTGAGATGATACTTGATGCTTTCAAGCTAAAGTATGAAACATCATTTGGTAAAAAGTATGTACCAATGAGCAAGTCAGCTGTTAAAGATGTGACTTCTAGTCAAGTGACAGAATATAATATGGCTAGATTAAAACAAGCATTGAGTAAATAATATAAATTAAAGCCCTGTACTCCTATTGGGGTATGGGGCTTTTTTTATCGTTAAAAGCCAATTTCCAAAAACGGCTCGGCGTTGGAAAAATCATTGGCGTTGCTGCCGAAATTCTAACAATAAGGATAAATATGAATATATTAGAAGAACTTAATATAAGTAGACATGAAGTTGATCAATTAAGATATAAATTAATGGATTCAATAGAATATGATTTCACAGAAAGAGAATGTGAAATTGTATATAAGTTATCTATGTATGATTTATTAACAGCAAGTGAAACTAAAACTGCTGTTATGCTTATGGCACAGAAGTTAGGTAATATACCTGTTCCAAGTATGGAATTATAAAATAATAAACAATAACAAAAGGAGAAACTAATGTTAAATAAAATACAAAACTGGTTGATGAATGTGGCAGCTAGATGGCTATGGGTGGCAATTATGTTGCCATTTAGAATTATTCTAGGTTTATGTTATGCAGTAAGCAAACATATGCCAGAAAAAGTAGAACTACCTTACAAGATAGTTAAGAATGATTCTAAAAAACAAGGATGGTTATAATGACATTTATTTTACTATTACTGATTGTGTTTATATTATTATTTGGTATAAGTTTAGCCAAAGATAATTTGAGAACAATTGAACAAATTAATAGAAACATTGTTCAACAGAACGAATATGAAAGGGAAATATGTCGTCATTTAAACAACAAATCTTAGAAGATATAGAGAAATTACATTTTGATTATGCTGAATGTAAAATTGAAATGGATGAATTTATAGCAGGTATTACAAGACTTGGTGTAGATTCTCCAGCAGATATAGAGGAACATAGATCTAATGCAGAAGAAGCAAGATACGAATACAAAGTATCACAGCATCAATCTAAATTCTAAAGAAGTATTTCAATTAAAAGAAATATTAGAGCTATATCTTTTAGAAAAAGAAGCTTTAAATTATTTAGATACAAAAAAGATCAAAGGCTATTCAGTTTATATGAAAGTCAAAAATTTGATTGCTTTGTATGAATTACAGAATCCTATTACAGAGGATTAGTCGTTACTTCATAACGCTCCCTGCCTCTGTCTAAACACTAAGTTTAGCGTTGCACTTAGAGGATATAAGCAACGCACATAGCTATCCCAAGAAAGAGATAGCTAACAGAAAGAAAGAAAGATTCGAAAGAGGTATAAATGCCAGTTATCAAAAAACATCTAGAAAATCTACGCACAAATTTAAATAATTTGCTGCCGAACTTATTTAGCTTTGCTAAGTTTAGTTTAATTGCAATTATGTCAGGTATTATCTGGCTTTTGCACTGCATAGGATGGATTGTAGATATAGGAGTACACTATGCTAAATTTATAAAATCGGAAATAAAAGGAGATAAGAATGGCTAATTGTTATTATCATTCGGTATCGTCAGTAAAAAAATGGGGTGGAAAAGTAGAAGACTACCAACCCATACATGATTGGATGGATGAAAGTAAAAAACTAACTACGCATTTTGCACATAGATTATTACGTCATCATGCTGAAGGCTGCTTTGCTGCCGAAAAAGAATTTGGTCATACTATTATGAATAGCGATAACAAAGCTATTCCAGTACGACTAATTGTAGAAAAACATATCATTGAAGATCTAGGATTTATTCCAAGCTTTGATGATTGGATTAAAAATGTAAGAATAGCATCTTGGATGCGGAAAGGACAACATAACTTATGATAGCACATAAAATAAATTTAGTAGGTGAATTTAAAGATTTACCAACTAACCACGAAAAATGGTGGGATGAATATAGAAAAGGTGAAAAATTTGCACTTTCAATTAAAAAGAAAAACGCATTACCTTTAAAAGAAATCTACAAAAAAATGTATGAAGATGGAATACATTATCTTCAATTACATTTTGAAGGTGGACATGATGAAGGTGGCTTTGATGGAAATTTTATTTTTCTTGATAAAGATAAAGAAAATATAATAACTGTCAAAGACCTTAGTAAATATAGTCCAACAGGATGGATAGATGAATATACACCATTGGAGTACACTATTGATAAAGGCAAAGACAAAATTACTCAAGTCTTTGAATATCAAAATACTAATTACAAAGATGTTAAGATTGATCAAAATTGGTTAATTAACAAATGGTATGAGTTTGGATTCTTAGAAGAATGGGGATCATTTGCATTTGAAGGTAATGTTTATGGTGAAGTTACAGTATCAACTAAAGATGGATCTTATAAAATTGATGCTAATGAAACATTTGAATCATATGAAAGTAAAGATTTCGAAGGGAAAATGTTTGATGACTAAAAAAGAAAAAAAAGAATATATGAATTGGGTTAATAGTTTTGCTAATCAAAAAACTGTTACCAATAAACAAACCAAAACCAAAGGAAAGAAAAATGAAACCAATAAGAAAGAACGAGCTTGAATACCTTGATAGACTTATTAGTGATAAGTTTAGAGATAGAAGACAAAATATGCAATCAGCTATTGAATCTGAAACTCAAAAACAAACTACAAAAAATTATAAAGGTTTTGTAGAGAAATTAGGTATTAAAGCACAAATCAAAGCTTTCAAAGAAGCTGAAGATAAACTTAATAAATTTGTTAATAACAAAGAAGTTTATCAAAACAAACTAGAACGAGCTAAACACAAAGCAGCTAATGAGCTACAAGAAAAACTAAGATCATGGGCTAGTGTTCGTGATTGGAAAGATAATTATAATGGCAGATATGAGCCTGGCATTAAAAATTATGAAGATATAGAATCTTGTTTGAAAAATGTTTGTAAACAAGAAACAGAAAAATCTGTAGCTAAACTTCCTAAATTTAAAGTTAAACAAGAACTTGAAATGTTAGAAGAACAAGCAAGAAATGTATTATACTCTGGCAGAGATATTATGGATGTTTGGAAACATTTAGGTCAAACATTCAAAGCTTCTGGTGTACCAGTAGCAGCTCCAAAAGAGTTTTTACAAATAGAAAGTAAATAATGGATATAGATAAAGAAATAAATTATCTTGCCGAAACTGATACTACCTTTGCTGAACATATGGCAGAGGTAGAGTATCAGCGAGATATGGTTAAACATTACAAAGGTAGTTATGTAAATCAATCTGATAAAGCTGTATCAAAAGCTATTGAAGATTTTTACGCTTCCGAAAGTTATGTTAATTCAATTAAAACAATTAATGCTCTCAATATAGATCTTCTTAAATTAAAAAATAAAAGAAGAACTGCCGAAATGAAAATCGAAATATGGAGAACATTAGAAGCATCAAGGAGAAAAGGTAATGTCTGAGTTATATACATTTATTGGTCAGCAGCTTAAACAAGCTAGGATGACCAGATACCCAACAAGACGTGTAACATTACAAGAGTTATCTAAAGAATTAAATGTTACATACCAGCAAATACAAAAATATGAAAAAGCTGTTAATAAAATTCCAATAGAAAATTTATTAAAAGCATCTATTTATCTACATAAACCTATGTCTTATTTTATACCATTGCATATGCAGTATTATAAAAATCCAGATATAGAATTAACACCTGCTGATACAGATCCAGATGTACAAGAATTTATGGCATCAAAGGCATTTGTTTAAGCCCATAAAAGCATAAGTATCTCCGACTAGTCAATTATGCGAAGTGGGGAAAGCGAGAGTGAGTACCCACTATATATAGTTGACAGTTA